AGCGCCCTCTGCTCCCTCGCGATGAGCGCATCTGTTTCCGCTCTGGCAGCCTGCTCGGCCGACGCCGCCAACTGCTCGGCCAACCTCTTCTGCGCCTGCTCCCTTGCGATGAGCGCGTCTGTTTCTATCCTCACCCTGCGATCAGTATCGGCTGCCAGTTGCTCAGATAACCTTTTCTGCGCCTGCTCTCGCGCGATGAGAGCATCCGTCTCCGCTCTGGAAGCCTGCTCGGCTGCCGCTGCCAACTGCTCCGCCAGCCGCTTCTGCGCCTGCTCCCTTGCGATGAGGGCGTCCGTCTCTGCCTTAACCCTGCGGTCGGTATCGGCTGCCAGTTGTTCAGACAATCTCTTCTGTGCCTGCTCCCTCGCGATGAGCGCATCTGTTTCCGCTCTGGCAGCCTGCTCGGCCGACGCCGCCAACTGCTCGGCCAACCTCTTCTGCGCCTGCTCCCTTGCGATGAGCGCGTCTGTTTCTACCCTCACCCTGCGATCAGTATCGGCTGCCAGTTGCTCAGATAACCTTTTCTGCGCCTGCTCTCGCGAGATGAGCGCATCCGTCTCCGCCTTGACCCTGCGATCCGTATCGGCGGCCAATTGTTCAGACAATCTCTTCTGTGCCTGCTCGCGAGCGATGAGCGCATCTGTCTCCGCTTTGGCGGCCTGCTCGGCTGCCGCCGCCAACTGCTCCGCCAGACGCTTCTGCGACTGCTCCCTTGCGATGAGCGCGTCCGTTTCTGCTTTGGCAGTCCGCTCGGCCGCTGCTGCCAACTGCTCTGCCAGCCGCTTCTGCGCCTGCTCCCTTGCGATGAGCGCGTCTGTTTCTGCCTTGACCCTGCGGTCGGTGTCGGCTGCCAGTTGCTCAGACAGCCTCTTCTGTGCCTGCTCCCTCGCGATGAGCGAGTCTGTCTCGACCTGTTCGCCGGGGCCGAAACTTTCTCGCAACTCTTTCGACTTTGCGATAACTCGGTCCAGCGCTTGCTCTGCACCGCGAGTGTCGAGTCCGAGCAACTGACGCCTCTCGACTGACGCTTGATACCTCGCGATCTCTTGACGCAGCCTTGCCAGTTCCTCAATGCGGTTTCTGATCGATGGGTCTTCTCGAGCGGCTGCCGGTAGCGAAGCGACGCGGCCTGCTACGCCGCCTGATGCGATCAACTCTTCCTGCACACGCGGAGCACGGAATGCCAGTTCCTGCCCCGTGGCGCCTGTGTTAGCAAGACGCTGTGCCTCGGTCAGCCGCTCAATAGCCTGCGTCGTCTGCTCAACTCGCTGTCGGACGCCATCAAATCTCCGCTCGGAAACCGTGCCGCCCTGCTCAATCGCGTCCCGAAGCCCGAAGACGCCCTTCTGGGCTCTCTCAAGTGCTGGACCGAAGGCAATCTGAAGTTCTGCACTGAGCGCTTGATACTGCTTGGTGGCTGCTGCCGCTGGATTCGCCAACTGCTCGGCGACGCTAACCAACTGCCTTTCGGCCGTGACTGCTCGTTCAAGTTGGTCGGCCCCGACGACACTGATGAGCGCCTGCACGCGCTTTTCGCCGCCAAGCCGCTCGTAGGCCGCGATGGCCGCGTCGTACTCGGCGCTTTTCTGCACGCGCTGCCGAACAGTAACGGTCGTGTCCTCTGGCAGCGTGTCGAGTTGGGCACGCGCCTCGCGGAGTCCTTGCAGGCCGACTCTCGCCACGATCTCGTAGGAATCTTGGCTGATCGACTGGAGTGTCTGCTTCAGTTCCGTAATGTTTCGCAGACCGCTGGCGCGGACGGCGAAGTCGATGTCCCTCTGCTGCTCGAGACGAGAGACGAGCGCGGACAGTTCGCGGACGTTGTTGATCGCGACGTCCACGCCGCGAAACCGGAGCCGGGCGCCGGCAGCGTTCTGGATGGCCCGCTCAAAACGCTGGAGCGGAGTCAGGATCGCGTCAATCGACTTCGACGCATCGCGTGATGCCCGATTCAGGTCGTTCTGAATCGTTCTGGCGAACGCCGCCGTCCTCTTCGCCGAGTCGTCCAGTTTGCGGACGTAGTCCCCGGTGTTCGCCGAGACGATCGCGGAGATTTTGCCTAGGTAGCCTCTTGCCATCTGACGACCCCTACGGCTTCTTGCTTATCGTGTCGGCGGACGCGGCTACTTCTCTCGCCGCTTCGTTCATCGCGGTGACGTACTGCGCCGCGCTCACGGTGCAGGAGGCGGCGATCTTGCCGATGTAGTTCGCCATCTCACGATCCTTGCGGCGGGCCGAACAACTTGGACAACTCCGCGATCATCTGCTCGTTGGACTGCGGCTTCTTCCGTGACGCCGGGATGAACACGTCCTCGTCGGGGATGCGCTTGTAGTTCCCGCTCGCGGCCATGATCGTCCGGCAGATGCGTGCCGTCTGAAGCCACGGATTCGGGAGCGGGTATATCTGGTCAAACGCAGCCCACTCGGAGAGTTCCTCGCTGTCGACGGTGTTCAGGAGTTCCTTGACGCTGCGGCCGAGCGCCAGAGCCAGCCTCAAGTAGAAGAGGCGTTCTGGGCGCTCGGCGAATCGTTTCCCAGCGCCTCCACGGCGGCCGGCGTGAAGGCGTTGAACTCCCACGCGACGTCGAACAGGCGGTTGATCACCGCGCTCGACTTCTTGTTGAGAGCCTCCACCTCGTCGTTCGTGAAGAGGCGGTCGCCGTCTGAGTTGCAGATGGTCAGCACGAGGAACCTCGTGCGAAACGACTCCATCTTCTTGTCGGCGAACGCCTGCTCGAACACGTCGCGATCGGCACCGCTGATGACGCGGACGCAGACGCTGCCACCCCACTCGGCGACCTCGACCTCCTTGGTCTTGATGTCCTTCGCTTCAAGGATCGCCTTCTTCGACAGGATCACGGATAACCTCCTACACCGTGGAATCGGTCATACGGAACTTCAACTGGCCGCGAACCACGTCGGCCGTCTGTGCTGTGACACTCGCGCTCTCGAGGATCGCCCGCCGGCTGACCGAGTAGGCCGAACTGGTGAACGCGAGGATGCCGTTGGTTCCGATCAGCGTCTGCGGGTCGGTGCCGCCGGCGTAGAGGAAATCCACCGTCACCGCGCCGCCCGTGATCGCTCCGGTCGCGACCTGCACCGTGTACCCCGTCGCGTCGCCGACGCCGGTCATGTCCACGATCTCGGCGACGGGCGTCTCCACCTGCACGCTGGTCACCGTCGCGGCGATGCCGTTGAAGGTGAAGGTCGCGTTGTAGGGCACGCCGATCGGCACGGTCAGACCTGCACGCGGAAGGAGGCGCTCCCTCGCACCAAGTCACCAGCGGACGCGGTGACCTGCACCGACACGCACGTCGCAACGGCGCCCGTGAAGGAGAATGCTCCGGCGATTGAGATCGCCCCGGTCGCCCCGATGGCCGGCGGCGTGCCGGAGATGAACTCCACCTCGACGTTCGGCCGCTCGTCCGATGTGCGGTGCGTGATGTACGTCGGCTCGAAGTCGTCGCGGCCAAGGCCCATGTGCGGGGCCGAGACCGTCGCACGCTCGGAGCCGCCGCCGTATCGCACGCTCGTGGCTGCGAACGTGGCGGCTGCGAACGTGAACGTCGTGCCTTGGGACGATCGGCCCGCCATCGCTTACGCGACGCGGAACGTCGCACTCCCAGAGACGAGGGCGCCGACCGACCCGCCGAGCGACGCGGACGCACAGGTCGCGTTGCCGCTGAAGTTGATCGGCCCAGTGATCGACAGGGCGCCAGACGCACCGGCGGTGAGAATGTTCGTGGAGATGTAGTCGACGGTGACCTCGCGGTCGGTCGCGAAACCGCCGACGAACTCTCGCCGCTGGTTCGGGCCGATGCCGAGGTGGCTGCCGTCGATGAGGTCTTGCGTGTCATTGACCTGCACGCTCGTGATCGTGAGGGTCGTACCCCCGAACGAGAACGTGAGTCCCTGTGCGGAAATACCAGCCATTGTTGCGCCTCCTTGCGCCGATAGTTGTCTTTTTCAGTGGTCTAAGACCGCGACTCCTGCCACCGGCATTGCCACAACTGCCTGACCTCATAGGCCGGTGGCAATTGCGCTCCGACGGTGGTGGGGTCGAGGAAGTCGTCGGTCTCCGACACCAACCTCATATCTTCAATTGTAACCCCCGCGAGCGTGCCAGTTCGGCCGTCCAGCGCAAGCCGGACGTCGTCCGCCAACTCCCTCGCGACGTCGTGGGTGAGCGCCCACGAGGCGATTTGGATGCTCATCAGCGGCAGGTACATTGGCCCCGTCAGCGTCGACTCGCGGGCAACATTTGCTCTCTTGTAGACAAGGAACGGGAAGTCGGTCTTCGGCACCGCCACGGCGTAGATGCGGAATCCGACCCGCCGGGCCACGGCCGGGTTGCCGGCGAGGACTTGGTAGACGTGCTTTTCAGGCTGGAGGAGCATGGTCAGCCGCCGCGGACGGCGATCTCCGATTGAAGCCGGGACCGCAAGATCGACAGCGCCTCGCTGCCGTGCTGGTTGATGGCGTTTTCCATGAGGTTCTGCGGCTTCATCCCCGCGAGTGTCTCGCCGGGAGCGAGCACGATGGGGTGCTGCGGCCTGCCATCGCCTCCGGGGCCGGGGCCGGCAAAGTCCCTCGAGTACCCCGGCCGCCCGCCCGCGTTGACTCTTTCGTCGAGGCTTCCCATCAGGAAGTAATAGCCTCGCGGCATGGTCGCAAACTGCGAATTGTTGAACGACCCGGACCTGCGGAATCGCTTGTTGATCAGTTGGTGGACGTTGATGTAAGTCCGCCGGCCTCGGCTGCCCGGTTTTCTCGCTTTGGTCCCGAACTCGATGAGCCATGCGTGATTTCCACTCTCCACGCCGGGGCGGCTGCCGACTGGTCCGGTCTGGCGGGGGCCGACGACGGCGACCGCGGCTGGGCCGTTGTCTCCGGCGTATGTCTTGGTCTTCGCATCGACCGACTTGTACAGGTTCCCGGTCGCCTCGCGGGCCTGTGCGGCCGAGGCGTAGGCGTCACTGATTGGCTTGCTCGCCTCGCGGACGGCCTTCTTCAGAATCTGCTCGCTGCTGGCGGCCTGCACCAGTTCGTTCAGTCGCCTGACTAAGTCCCTCGCGCCGGCGGTTTTGACGGTGACGAACTGGTTTGCTCGATCGAGGCCGGTTCCGCCTCCATCGAGTTCCTGCGGCGACCCGATCCCCTGAACAATCGCCATCACTGCACCTCTCTGGCGAGCATCTCGAGGTACGTGCGGTTCCCGCGTTCCGTCACGCTCGCTAGTTCCATTGTCCTGCCCCTCCAGACCACGCGGTGGAGGTGCGTGACATCCTCGCGATACCGGATGCGGATGCGGTGGGTGGCGATCACGTTGGCCTGCTGGGCTTGCAGGACATCCCGGCTCGAAAGCCCCTCAACCTGCGCCCAGAACGTCCCGACGGTCGTCTCCCACGAGAACGTCGACTCGCCCGAGAAACTCCGCGTCTCTGTCGGGGCGAGGACCGTGACCCGCTCGGTGTACTTGCCGATGTCGATCACGACACGCTCCCGTTCCCGAGGAGCACGATGTCGTAGGAGCCGCCGTTGGTCCCGGTCACCGTCACGCCGGAGGCCGACATACCCGTCGCCGACGGGTCGGACTGAACCGCCACGGCGCCGGCCGCCACGGTCAGGCCGGAGGCCGGGAACGGCGCCCCGGCGAACGCGAGGCTCGACGCCCCCTTGTTTCGCACGTAGTAGAGTTTCACGGCCGTGAGCGTCACGGTGACCGTGGCCCCGTCACGGACGTCCGAGAGCGTTGCCAGCGAGAACGTCTGCGACGCCCCCGAGAGCGTCTTCGTGGCACTCCACGCCAGTTGGGCTTGGTTGCCCGCCGTGCCATTCGTCAGCGTCTGGGCGTAGGACGCCGGCGTCACCCGCAGCGACGAGGACAGGTCCGTCGCCGAGGTCTCGTGGGCCAGTACCGACAGGCTGATCTGTGCCGAGAATGCCATCGCTCACGTCCCCATCGCATAGAACTCGTACCGTTCGGAAGGCACGCCGCCAACCCGGAGGATCGATCCCCCGACGGTCGTTCCGAACCCGTCCGAGTTCGGGCACGACAAAAGCCACGCCCCCAGCGGCCGGATCGGAAACCCGCGAAGCGTCAGGCTCCCGAGGTTTACCATCGGCGAGAAGTTCCACGACGTCACGTCCTGCCGGAAGATCGAGAACTGCGTGCCGTTCCAGCCGGCCGACAGGCCGATCGCCGACGTCTCCGAGAGGTTCTTGACGAAGAGCAACTTCACGACCGAGAGACCGCCGGTGGCGAAGTTGATCTCGTCGTAGCCGATCGCGCCGAACGTCCGCCGCTCCGCGTACACGAGGTCGCAGTCGCCGGCGTCCACGCCGATCGAGATCGGCTTCACCTCGACACCCGTCGCCAGCCCGCTCTGCGTCGTGCGACGGGCATCGACGCTTGCGCGAATCTGGGCGGTGAGGGTCATCGGTAGCCGGCCCACCCGGAGGCCGCCAAGAGCGTGTCGAACGTCTGCGGCACCGGCAGCACCTGCGAGTAGCCAGTGACCACGGGCTGCCGCATCTCGAACCAGTGTGCGACCAAGAGCGCGATCGCCTGCCGGAGGATCGGCGGCGTCGAGGCACCGGAGGAGCCGTAGCCGGCCGTCCACTGCACGACCACGCTGTTCTCGTCGCCTCGCACCGCCGGCCAGACGCCGTTGTAGTTGGGGTAGATGCGGCCCGGCGTCGTGTAGCGATCCACCTGAAAGTCGCCGGCGGCGCTCGAGAGCGAAAGGTTCTGCCCTGCCTCGTTGCGGTAGGTGACCGTCACGGTCTCCGGCTGCATCGGCGGGCGGGGCAGAATGAGTTCCCAGATCGGGAACACGTCATAGCGGGCCTGCCAGACCTGCGTGATGACGCTGATGTCGAGGATGTCCTCGACGTACTGCCTCGCGGCCGTGATGTACGTCTGGACGAGAGCGTCGGAGGTGTCGTCGTCGATGCGGCACTGCGCCTTCGCCTCGGCGAGGCTCAACGGCTCGACCACGGGCGGCGTGGCTTGATACAGGCTCCGGTACGGCGTGATGCCGATCGTCGGTGACCTTGGCTCGCCGTAGACGATGGTGACGTTCATTTCTTCGGCTTCCTGCGGTGCTGCTCGACGGCCCGCTCGAGCGGCGGATCGGTCGCGTCCGCGGTCTCAACCTCTGGCGGAGCCGGCCGGACCTCCTCGATCAGGCCGCGGGCGGCTAGGACGCGGGCCATCCCGTCGCCCCAGTCGAACTCTTGGCCTTCCTTGTAGTTGGCGAAGTTCTTCTTGATCCGCACTCTCATGCCACGAATCCCCACGCGCCCTCCGGCGCCTGCTGACCGCTGTTCCAATACTCGGTCGTGTGCTGCTGAATCTTGCCGCCCTCGGTGGTGCGACTGGGCCATGTGATCATCAGTTCGGCGTGGCCAACGCTGACGTGCGTCGCGATGCCCAGCGTGTTGCCGGCGGACTCCCACGCGCGCCAGAATGCGATGTCCTCATCGACGTGGCCGCCGGTGAACTCGCCCTGCTCGTTGGCCTTCGCCAAGAACCACGGTTTCGGCGTCTTCTTGAGCGCCGAGCACCGCAGGAACGTGCAGCCGAAGTGCGCCGTCGCGACCCGCTGGACGGGCTTCTTGAACCAGTCCTCGTCGACCGTCGTCTGCTGCTCCGGCGTGACGCCCGGCAGGGCGAACATCACCGCGTTCGCCTCCCGCTTCGTCTGGAGCGGGGCGATCGCGTCCACTCCCGAGTGCATCAGGAGTGCGAGCAGCGCTTCGATCGTCTTCGACGTGAAGATCGTGTCGTAGTCGAACGTCAGGATCACGTCGTGGTTGTCCACGACGGTTTCCATCGAACGCTGGAGGCATTGCCCCCAGAACGCCCCGGTGTACTTGATCGGAGAAATGCGATGCGGCGCGAGAGCCTGCGCGACGCAGAAGAAGTTGTCCGTGAAGCCGAGGCGTGGCGTGCTCATCAGAGCAGCCACTTTGACCTCGGCTTCCACGTTGCCGATACGCAGTAGCATGGAGTGCTCCTTGGAAGGAGCGGGGGCGCCTCCATGCGCCTGCTCGGCCGTCATGGCCGTCCCGCTGTACGGGAATCAGCCCTTGACCCACTTGGCGACGTTGACCTCGGTCTCGGTCGACGGGAACTCCTCGCCTCGCGACAGGAGCGCCACGACGCTGACCGCAGCGGTCACGTCGGGGGTCACCGTCACGCGGAGGTACCGCTTCCGAGCCTTGCAGTCGACGTCCATCTTGACGATGGAGCCGACCGAGGTGCTCACCGCCGACATCGTGAAGCCGCTCGCGCCGTCCTTCACGAAGGCCGCGACGTCGCCGTAGGACGAGTTGTCGTCGGACTCTTCGATCTTCAGGACGCTGGCGAACGCCGTGCCGGCGGAGGGCGCCTTCGACACGACCACGGAGGCGTAGTCGTAGTTCCGGCGGTCGACGACCATCGTGGTGGTGGCGGTCGAGCCGACGGTGACCGGGCCGCTCGTGTGGCCGACGACCTTGAGGTTCTGGTTGTGGATCATCTCTGGCGTGCTCCTGTTATCACGAGGCCGCGGACTTGAGGGCCACCACCGGGCCGACCTCGCTGGTCGATCCGAGGGAGTGGTGGTTCACGTCGAACCGCATCGTCCCTTGCAGGAGGAGTTGGTCCGTCGTGGCGTAGACCTGATCGTAGAGCCGGACGCTGAAGTCACGCCGGCGGGCGTAGATGCTCGACAGGCTCATGTTGCCGAACAGCACCTTGACCTTGTTCACGTCCGCACCCAGCGTGCTGTTCATCACATGCACGAGCGTGACGGGGTAGCCGAGGAACGTGTCGACCGTTCCGGCCTGCACGTTCTCGACGGTGTTGCCACCGGCGGCGTACTTCAGGCGGGCGATCGACGCGGCGTAGCCTGCCGGAGACACGTACCAACGAGCGCCGGCACGTGCATAGATGGGCAATTTGCCCATCGCGGCGAGGAAGTCCTCGAGGTCGAGGGTCTCGAAGCCGGTGTTGCCAGCGATGGCACCCACCACCGAGGCGGTGTGCGTGCCGTCGTTGATCTTCTCAACGATGCCGTGGACGCCGCCGTAGGTTCCGAGCGTCCCGTCGCCGAGCCAGCCGCACAAATCGATTTTATAACTGAGGCTTTGCGCGAACTCGGTGGCGACCGCATCAGCGAGTCCAACCACGCCCTGCGAATCCTCGACCAGTTCGGTCGACATCCGGCAGCCGACGGCGAGTTTCTTCGCCACGAGCGACACGTTGCCGTAGGTCGGCTCGCTCTCGGTCACGGCCGAGCCTTCGCCGACGAAGTAGGCGGTCGTGCCGGTGAGCCGCTTGGGGATGACCAGCGTGTCGCGGGTCATCGAGATGTTCTCGCACGCCGGCGGGAGCGTCCCGTAGGACTCAACCAGCCGGATGACGCGATTGGCGAACTCGTCGGGGACGAGCGCTCCGCCGGAGGCGTTGCTGTTTTCGCCCATCGCACGGCTCTCGACGCCGTGATCCTTGCACCACCGGAGGTCTTCGGAGTTCTTGAAGATGTGCGCCCGCAGCCACCGGCCGCAGCGGTAGGCGCTCTCGACGGCGTCGGGGCCGTCACCGAAGGCACGCAGGGAGGTGTGATGCGGGAGGCTGGCCCGAATCTCGACCTTCTTCTGCTCCTCGGCGCGAGCCTCGGTCTCGACGGGCGTCACGACGGGGGCGGGGGCCGCCTTCTCGATGACCTCGCGGAGTTCCTTCTCCTTCTCGGCGAGCCGACGCTCGAAGCCGATCTGGGCGGTCAGTTCGCTGGCCTGAGCGCCGAGCGCGACGAACTCCTGAGTGGCCTCGGCCGAGCGATCCTCGGTCTTGCCGAGTTCGGCCATGCGAGCGGCGACCGCGGCGGCCCGGTCCTGCAACTTCTTGAGATTCGACGCCATGATTGGCCTGCTCCTTGTTGAGCCGGCCATACGCGACGATGCGGCGGCCGGCGGGTGTTCCCGCTAGCGCGCCGCAGGCGTGAATCCTCACGTCGCTCGCACTGACCATCGCGACATCCATCGCGATGCTTGTATCTACTTGTAGATTAACATCAACCGTCGGTGTCGTGCAACTTAGTCCAGAGCAGAGCCTCCTGAAGCGCGGCCAACTTGGCCGCCGCATCAGTCGCATCGACGTCCACGACAGGCTCCGGCTGCTGCACCTGCTCGACCTGCTGCTCGACCTCGGCGACCGCAGGCTCCGACCTCTCTGCTTCGCGTTCCATCTGCGCCACCTTTCGTGCTGACCACACTTGCCCGGCGTTTCCGCCCCACAGTTCCCACGCCACAAAACCCGGCTTTTCAGCACCCGGCGTGTCCCAGCCGGGTGACTTGCTCGCCGATTCGTGGCGTGCGAACCACGCATTCATCTCGCGGACGTGGTCCGGCGTGAGTTCCTCGCGGCGTGCGATCTTGTTCGCCCTCGCGACCGTCTCCGGCTTGAGGCCGTCGCCGGACTTACCCTCCTCGTGGAGGCGGAGTCCGCGACGGGCCGCTGCGGCCATGCCGGTCGTCGGCTTCAGGTCGACCTCGCGCTCTTCGACGTCCGCCTCGACGCCCCGCTCCTTCGACGACTTCGGGTGGTCGGCCGGAAGGAGGTCGTTGTCGGTGACGTACTTCGCGTCCTGCGGCCTGCCGTTTCGCAGGAGGTACAGGTAGGCGTTCACGCGGGCCATCGCCCACGCTCCACGGCTCACGCCCGGCCGGTGGCTGGTCGAGTACGCCCCGGCGCCACGCCGGTAGACCGCGAGCAACTGCCCGAGCGTCGTCCGAGACCACGACGGCTTCTCGTCCTCGCGCATGGCCTCGTTGTGGTCGCGGACCTTGTTCTGGAGGCCGGCTCGAACAGCCTGCGACACGGCGATCCTGCCGCTCGCGTTCTTCGCCGATCCCTCTTTGTTCGCGTCGCTGCCGGTGATCCGGTCCTTCGCCGGGGCGGGCGTCGACTGGGACTTGTCGCCGGCGGCACGGTCCTCTTCGTCGTCCTCGTCGTCCTCCTCCGGCTCCGGCTCCGGCCGGTCGGTCTTCGTGAGTTCCGAGACCATCACGGCGACCATGTAGTCTTCCGGCTCGCCATCGTCGAACGGAGTCACCACGGCCAGCGGCGCCTCCGCCGTCGCCGTCATGCCTTGGATCGAGCCTTCTCGCATGATGTGCTCGACGCGGCCGATGCCGCCGTCCCACGCGAC